ATAGACGGTTTAGATACCGAAACATGGTACGCCAACTATCGAGGCCAACCATGTAAACGTACGTCATACCACGGCAACATACGCAAACAATACGCAGGCGTTGGTTACACATTTGACGAAACAAACGACGTTTTCATAGTGCCGCAGCCTTACCCGTCGTGGACATTAGACGCAAATTACGATTGGCAACCGCCGGTACCATACCCCACGGACGGCCAACTATACGAGTGGGACGAAACAACCCAAACTTGGGTAGCGGTTTAATGAAATGGCGTTACCTTTTCGGCTATTGTTTACTCATAGCCGTCGTAGTTTGGGGTTGTAGTGGTTGCACGTTTTCTAAAACTAATGTCGAGTACCAATGCTTTACAAAGGCCGCTTGTGAGTAAAACACCCGAACAACAACACGCAGGTTTAATTGTTTTTGTTGGCCGTCTAATGGCTATTTGCTTTTCGTTTACCGTTATGGCGTTTATTTACGGCATTTTGTTTGTAGATCAGCCAACCGAACAGGCGCCAACCGACGCACAACTAATTGACCTTTTAAGCACGTTGCTGGTTTTTCTTACTGGCACACTTAGCGGGCTTGTTGCTTCGAATGGACTTAAAAGCAAGCCAGGAACACCAACCGAATAATGATCGCTAAAGCAAAACCCGGTGTTGTTGGTGCGCGCGACTACATAGGTAACAGCGACGGCCCGGCAACTGGCAAACGTGCCGGCACCGAGGAATGGGTAAGGCAAGCTGCCAAGTATTCAAACGGCGCGCTTTGGAACAATGGAACCTATGGGCAACGTGACGTTCGCTCAAAGCCCGGCACATTGTCAGTACATGCCACCGGTCGCGCAATGGATTTGTCGTACCGCAAAATTGACGGCAAAGGCATTAAAGAGGGTCGCGCGGTATCTAAAGTTTTTATTGACAAAATACTTGCCAACGCCAACGCTTTCGGTGTGCAAATGGTCATTGACTACCACAGCAAACCTTGGGGCGCGTCGTGGCGTTGTGATCGCCAAGCGTGGAAAGTGTACGAAACAAAAACCGTGTCAGGCGCACCCGGCGGCGATTGGTGGCACATAGAGCTAAGCCCGGCGTTTGCCGATAACCCGGACGCCGTAAAAGCCATATTTGAAGCGACATTTGGGGTATCCACAACCGCGTAACAATCGTTGGCTAAGGTTTTTCCACCGACGGAAAGCCTAAACCTATGACAGAGCCGCAAACCTTTCTTTACGAATACTACATAACAACCCTCGAAACAGGGCAACAAGTTATGGTTCAACTTTTTAGAGACCCAAAAACATTTGATTGTTTGCACGTACAAATGGCATTTAAAAGCCCGGCACACGGCACATGGGGAAACCCATACCAAATGGAAAGGCCCAACTAATGATTATTCACAGATTGCTCACAGGCTTATTAGCCCTAGTTTTGGCCGTTTTGATCGCTTTTGGCTTCAATAATGCACAGGCGACCGCGCCAACCCCACAAGTCGTAATTGCTTCCCTACCGCCAACAACGACTACCACAACCACAATGGCCGCATTGGTCACGACATGCTCGCAGGTGGCGACTTTGGCCGTTGCCGAGGGATTACCGCAGGCAGAGCTGGAAACAGCGTTACGGGTCGCTGTACGTGAAAGCCTTTGCACAAGTGACGCTTTCAATGCCACCGACACAATGGGGGGCAGCGCCGGCATTTACCAAATAAATTATTTTTGGTGCAAACCTTCGACGTACTGGCCTACCGGTTGGTTGCAAGCGCATGGCATTTTGCAAACGTGCGACGAACTATTTAACCCCGTAACAAACACTAAAGCCATGGTTGCCATTTGGAACAACAGCGGTTGGCTACCATGGAAAACAGCAAACTAAACAAAGGAACCCGACACATGCAAGACCCGACACAAACAGCCCTGCAAAGGCACGAAACAGTAATTAAAAACTTGTTAGACGAAATTTGCAGGCCTGCACACATACCGTACAAACCAAAACACGCCGACTTGATCGCCCGGCTAAAACATTTGGCCGTTGACCTAGACTTAAGCGGAAACACAACCGACTGGCAAACCGTAAGCGAAGCAATCGAAGCGCTCGGCGGGTGACATGCCACAAATTGCGTTAACCCAAAACGAAATTGACTACGCCTACGCCGTTGCACGTTTACGCATAGATTGGTGCGACGCGCGCGGCGCAAAACACAACTACGGACTAACCCCCGCCGACAGTTTAAAGGCAATGAAAATAGGCTGTATTGGTGAGTTTGCAGTAGCCAAATACTTGCAGCTTGCGTGGGGTTTTGAGCCGTACAACAAAAACGCTAGCGACGTTGCCGGCTACGAAGTAAGAAGCACATTGCGCGCTAACGGTTGCTTGCTTACCCATGAGTGCGACAAACCCGCAATATACATTTTGGCAACACTTGACGCCGACACACGCACGGTAAGCCTTCGAGGTTGGCAAACGTTGTACGAAACATGGCACCCAACACGCTGGGCAACCAACATGCCGGCACCGTGCTTTATGACGCCACAAAGTTTGTTACACCCAATGGATACGTTGCCCGCAGCAATTTAAACCCGACACAAAAGGACCCGACACATGGCTTTTAGCATTGACAATTATGTAGACGTGCCAACCCGCTTGAATGAAGCGTTGAAGCGTTGGCCTAACCTTCGAATACAAGAAACAAGCGCCGAAGTTGTGACCATGCCGGACGGCAGCACGTTTTACCGTTGCACCGTGACCGTTTGGCGCGACGAAACAGACCCGTTGCCAAGCATTGCGACAGCTGCCGAACCGTACCCCGGCAAAACCCCATACACAAAAAACAGCGAATTCATGGTCGGAATGACAAGCGCGTTAGGCCGTGCGCTTGGTTATATGGGTTGTGGCGTAAGCAAAGCCATTGCAAGCAAAAACGAAGTACAAGCGCGCCAAGACCAACCAACCGAAACAAAGCCAAAAGCACCTGGCACCTACCCCAAACAGGCAAGCCAAAAACAGGTTTACTTCATAAAGTCATTGGCTAAAGGCGCCGGCTTTGACGACGCAGCTTTGCACGATTACATAGCCGTAACCCTTGACAGCGACGCGGTAACGCTCGAAACGTTAAACCCCGATCAGGCCACGCAGGTAATTGACGCAATGAAAAAACTACCTAGCAGTAAGGGCGACTAATGGACTTGGCACAACAGTTAGAACTACTTGCGCGCATGGTGCGCTTAATTGAGGAAATGCAAAACAGCGCGGACTACATAGGTAAACAAGACGTTGTTTCGCATTTGCGTTGGTCAACCGATCATTTGTCAAGGGACATTTGGGCGCGCACCGTTCACAAGGATTACAGCACCAATGGCAATGCTTGAAGCCCAATTTAAAAACGCGGTCATTGAAGTAGCACAACGTTACGGTTGGTTTGTACACCATGACCTGCCGGCAATGAACAAGCGCGGCAAATGGGCCACACACATACAAGGCGACAGCGGTTTCCCCGACCTTGTGCTAGTCAACCCAAAGGGTGTGCTAGTTTTCGCCGAACTAAAAACAGACATAGGCGTAGTACGCAAAACACAAAACGCATGGCTTGACCGGCTTGAACAATCCGGGGCAATCGTGCAAGTGTGGCGACCCAACCAGTTGCCCGTAATCATTCGCTTTCTAGCTAGCGCGTAGACGCTCGACTAGCCAAGCCCTAAGCCCGTTGCACGGCAGTTGGGAACATACGGCAACGTAGGTAGTGCGCTATGCCCGCAATCATGCGCGACGAAATGACCGGGCCAATAGCGCGGCAGCCTGTAAACATAATCAGGCGTAAGTAAGTGGGTACGGGTTAGGGCAACCCCGTGGGTGGGACTTAATAACATTAGGCTTTACAACGTGCTAGACGTTCCCCCATAGCGTTTAGCACACACAACGAATTAACATACACACAAACAAACACAACAGAATTGGACCCGACACAATGCACAACCAACACCGACCGGAAGCAAGCCGGCCTGCCGGCGCGCTAGCACAAGCCGAAGGCGCGTGAGCATGGCAACCAACCTAAACAGTCAGACACGAAACAAAACAGAGTTTAAAAAGAACCGCGCTCGACTATTGGCAGACAACCCCCCGTGCCATTGGTGCGGCGTCAACGTAGCAACCGAAGCCGACCATGTGCTTTCAATTATTGAAGGCGGCAGCAACAGCATGGACAACCTTGTTGCTAGCTGTAAACCATGCAATGCGCGACGTGGACAACAAGTAAAGACCCAACGCGAACGCCACAAAACCCAACACCCACAAGGGTTTGATGAGCCGAACACGCACAGCGTTTTTTTACCCGATCAGACGAAGCC